ATCGTAAGTATGTTTACCCTCCCTTACCCGCTCAAGAAGTTTTAACCTTAATCGGTACACTCAAGAAAAAAGAATACAACTATAAGTGTAGTGATGAACCAATCAAATCCTACTGTAATATCTCTAGGTGTCGGGGGTGTAAGTTTGGTATTGGTGGGGGGAATGCAACCCCCACCTTTTCTAGTTTATCTAAGCTAGACACTAAACCCCCTCTCTGGTTTTTATCTATTAACGATAAACGATTGGAGTTAACCACCGAGCAATTACAAAACCAACTAAAGTTCCAACGGGCTTGTATGGAATTACTTAATATGATGCCCCCAAAAATACAAGAGAGGGCTTGGCAATCTTTAATACAAAGCCTGATGGACAGTGGGATGGAGATTATTGAGGTAAGTGAAGACGTAACTATAGAAGGCCAGTTTATGGAATTACTTGAGTCATTTTGCACAGACATGGCTCAAGCAAATACAAGAGATGAGATATTATTGGGCAAACCCTACACAGAAGACGGTAAAACTTACTTTAGAATCAAAGACTTAAAAGATTATCTAGCTAAACATAGATTTACCGACATGCAGGTTAATCAGATAGCTTCTAAATTAAGAGACTTAAAAGCTGGGCACAAGTTTTTCAACATAAAGGGCAGGGGAACTAATGTCTGGTATATTGATGAGTTTAATTACTCTGATGAAGAAAAACTTGACACCCTTGATTTTGAAGGAAGCAATATTTAATGTGGAACATTGTGCTTGGTCCACCTGGGACTGGTAAAACTACTTATTTATTAAACAAAGTAGAACAGTTTCTAGAATCAGGTATAAGGCCAGAAAAACTAGGTTATGTTGCTTTTACTAAGAAAGCAGCAAACGAAGCACTAACAAGAGCAATAGCAAAGTTTGGTCACGACCCTGAAAAACTTATTTATTTCAGGACGCTTCATTCCTTATGCTACCATTGGCTAGGGCTTAAAAGAAGTGACGTCTTAACTAGAGGTAATTTGAGAGACTTCAGTAAAACGATTGGGGAAAGAATTGGTAGTGCCTGGGATGGTGAGAATCTAATGTCTCTTAATACTAAAGGAGACACTATGTTATTCTTAGAAAATATGGCACGTAATCGGTGCGTAGGTTTTAGAGAACATTGGAATAATGCAGATTCAAATATATCGTGGTTACATTTTGACTGGTTTATCAATAACTATTCAAAGTTTAAACAGAATAACTTTTTAGTAGACTATACGGACATGTTAGAAATGTTTCTTGAGTCAAAAGGTTCCCCCCACTTAGATATATTAATAGTGGACGAGGCCCAAGATCTTTCTACTCTACAGTGGCGTTGTGTAGAAAAACTAGCTGAAAATGTAAAGGAAATTTATATCGCAGGAGATGACGATCAAGCAATTTACCGTTGGGCTGGTGCAGATGTAGAGCATTTTATAGACCTAAAGGGTAAAACCACCTACCTGAAGCAATCTTATCGCGTACCTAGGAAAGTACACGATGTAGCACTAGGGGTAGTCAAGCGTATAAGTAATAGAAAGGAAAAAGTTTGGGAACCTAAAACAGAAGAAGGTTCGGTTAATTACCACACTAATTTTGAGCATGTGGATATCACAAAAGGAGAGTGGTTATTTTTAGCAAGGAACAATTATCTATTAAACGCAGTAGAAGAATACTTAAAGATTAATGGTCGGGTGTATCAGAGGAGTAATAAATCTTCTGTTTCTGAAAATTTAATTGCCTCCATTAAAGACTGGGAAAACTTACGCAAAGGGGCGTCCATCGAGGCTGCAAAGGTACGAAAAATATATAGGTACATGAAGGCCGGGAAAGGGGTTAAAAGGGGCTATAAGACGCTTAAAACGGTCAGAGACGACCTTAATTTATCCCTTACCGAGTTAAAAGCGGACCATGGGCTATTAGTTGATTGTATCTGGCATGAATGTTTTGATTTAATTGGTAATACTCAAAGGGAATATGTTATATCTTGCCTAAGACATGGAGAAAAATTACTCTCTTCTAAAATACGGTTGAATACTATACACGCCTCAAAAGGAGGAGAGTGTGAGAACGTGGTTTTATTAACTGACCTAGCAAATAAAACATGGGAAGAACTCTACTATAATCCAAATAATGAATGTCGAGCGTTTTATGTTGGTATTACTCGAACTATAGATAATCTACACATAATACGGGGCAAAACTCGTAAAGAGTTTTTATTTATATGATCAACTTTTTAAAGGGAAAATTAAAAGGGTACGACCCGGCCATAAAGAATTGGGACGAACCAACCACACGTGAGTTTAACAGTGAAAAGGTTGAAGGGCGACCAACAAAAGGGTACGGAACAAAAACCTTTGTTTACGCAGGAAAAACCTACAAACCTACAAAATGGACCCCTTCTATTTTACAGGTAAAAATGGCCACTGAATCGCTAGTCTCTAAAGAATTAGATAGGATTGTCAGGTTTAATTTTTGTTTGTGTGGGCTTTATAAAACGGGGCAAATAAGTATCCCTCATCATTCAGACACAGTACCCACATTAGAAGATTTAGTAGTGGGAGTATCTTTTGGTGCTTCGAGAATATTGGAATGGAATCAATACTATTATCAAATAAAAAGGGAAAGTAATACCAGCAAAATCAATATCCTCCATGAAGATAACTATCTAGGAACACAACAATATCTATTAGAAGATGGAGATGTATACATCTTTGATGGAAATTCTCAAATGACCAGTACTCATGCAATACCGATTATGGAAGATGTGGGGGAGAGAATTAGTCTCACATTCAGAACAGGATTGTGAGAAAATTTTTAGCAAGATTCCTATACTTCCATTTTACTTGTAAAGTAAAATAGAAAGGTAACTCCATTCAAATTAGATTCAAATATACGCTTGCTATTAGCTTTGTCCTCTATTTAATAAAAAGTAAAGGTGTACAACAACAATGACTTCAGACATAGAAGCAGCGGAGCATCGTTTCTTTCGCTATATAAACGAAAGACATAGGATTTATCTAAAACGTCAGGAGGGAGAACCTTTTCCATGGACTGAGGATAAGATACTTCAAACCTACAGTTTCTGTAATGTATTCAGGGAGTTAGACAAGGTCACTATTTGGATACGAAAAAATTGGAGGGAACCCTACGCCGATCATCCAAATTTGCCTTTTGCCATGTCCATGGCTCGCCAAATAAATTGGCCAGATACCCTAGAAGAAATAGGCTTCCCTTATTACTGGAACCCTGAAAGAACTAAAGAAATTATGCAAGCTAGAATGGACAGAGGAGAAAAAGTTTACACAGGAGCGTATATGTTAACCGGTACTTTAGGAGGGACTAAAGTACAACAAACTGTAGATAAAATTCTCACCCCTGTGTATCATAACCCTCCTGAAATAATACCGCACTCCCTTAAAGAAACTTGGAAAAATTATCTCCCCTATGCTGGTTTCAGCGGGTTTATGTCCTATGAAGTCGTTACCGATTTACGCCACACCCGACACCTAGAAAATGCTGAAGACGTTATGACTTGGGCTAACGCTGGTCCAGGAGCAAAACGAGGATTAAATAGAATACACGGTAGATCTCTTAAGCAAGCTATTAAAGAAGATCAACTTACCCAAGAAATGAAAAGTTTACTCACTAACTTTAACCAGAATATTCTATTCCTTCTCGATAAAGAACTGGAGATGAGAGAAATAGAGCATTGTCTTTGTGAATTTGATAAGTACGAAAGAGTTCGTTTAGGGGAAGGCAGACCTAGATCAAAATATAAATATGCAGGGGAAAAATAAATGCCGGCAGACTTTACCCATATTCAGGAATTGGCAGACGGAGACGTAACTAAACTAAGAGAGGCAGAAAAAAGTTACGGGGACAGTTGGCGAATGCGAGGCGGGGTAGGGGCTATGATGATGCTAGCACGTAAGTGGGACAGAATAGAAAAGCAAGTCAAGGATACCGGCTATGATATTTTTCAGGCTATAGACATAGATCAATCTGATTCTGGAATTTTAGATGATATCAGAGACTTAAGAAGATATTTATTGCTTGTAGAATCTTACACCGGTACACGTTGGAGTAATACTAGAGAGGAAAAGTAAAAATGTCAGTAGAAATAACAAAAGAAGATCAGGATAAATACAATATAGTTCTCGAAGCCATAAGGGAAAGCGGTGCAATGAATATGTTTGGTGCCCCACGATGGCTTGAGGAAGAGTACGGTTTATCGCGTGTTGAAGCTAGACAAATCTTTAAGAATTGGACCGCCACATATGATTAGACTGGAGAAAGTATGAAAATATATATTCCCACAAGGGGAAGACCCTATAATCAGGAAACTTTAAGGTGGTTTCCTAAAGAAATGCAGAGAGACGGATCAGTTGTATTAGTAATAGATGAAGATGAAAAAGATAAATACCACAACTACCCAGACACACCTAGAATGGTTGTACCTAGTGATTGCATAGGTATTGGTCCAAAACGTAAATATATAGTAGAAAATGTAGAAGACCCTCGTATAGTTATGTTGGATGATGACTTACGGTTCTATATTCGTAAAAGTCCTATTGATTGGCACCTTCGATATCTTCAATCGAGCGAATATCCTGCTCTATTCGGCTTGCTAGATGAGTGGATGGATCAGGGTTATGCTCATGTTGGTATAAGCGCAAGAGAAGGTAACAACCATGTAAAAAACTTATCGGTAGAAAATACTCGGTATATGCGTGTGTTGGGATATAACCTAGAAGTATTCCCTGATAGTGTGGAGTGGGGAAGAACTAGAGTAATGGAAGACTTTGACATTGCCCTACAACTATTAAGAGAAGGTAAAGCAAATAAGGTAAGCTATTACTACGCTCAAGGGCAAAAATCATCAAACGCAGAAGGAGGCTGTAGTGAGTGGCGCACAATTGACGTCCACAATGAAGGGGCGCAAAGACTACACGACCTTCACCCTGATCATGTTAAACTTGTGGAAAAACAAACTAAAACTGCTTGGGGCGGTTTACCCCGTAAAGATGTGAGAATTAGTTGGAAAAAAGCATATAAGGACGGAATAAATGAAAGTTCTTAATGTAAGGAACGCACATGATGCTCTTTTACGGGGTCTTGATTTTTTATATACAAATGGAGTAAAAGCAGAGAGCCGAAATGGAGTAGTTTTTCAGGCTCCTACGCCGGTAACTACCGTCTACAGTAAGCCGAAAGAGAGGGTTTTATTTTGGAAAGAGCGTAACGCAAACCCGTTCTTTCATTTTATGGAAGCCTTGTGGATGATAAAGGGAGGGTATGACCTCGAATTTGTTTATCAATATAACAAAAGAATGAAAGAATTCAGCGATGACGGCCAAACCTTGCACGGTGCTTATGGTTGGAGATGGCGGTCTTGGTTTTTTCGTGATCAAATACCAATCATAATTAAAAGACTAAAAGAGAATCCAGAAGATAGAAGATCTGTATTACAAATGTGGGATCCTGTTGAAGATTTAGATAGAGACGGTGCTGATGTCCCTTGTAATACTTGTGTCTATTTCAAGATAGACCTAGAGGGAAAATTACAAATGACTGTTTGTAATAGATCCAATGACATAATTTGGGGGGCTTACGGAGCAAACGTAGTGCATATGTCTATGCTACAGGAATATATGGCTACGGCTATTGGTGTATCTGTGGGTAAGTATTATCAAATCAGCGATAACTATCATGCTTATAATGTGGTGTTTGAACCATTGCTTAATAAATTTATAGAACAAGACGCAATGGACTTTTTTACACAAAAAAGATTTCTTGCTTTAAACCCCTATACAGCAGAAATGGTAAAACCGTACCCTATAGTCAATACAGATATACAAATATGGGACTTGGATCTATTGGGATTCTTCGATAGAAAACCATTTGACCATACTATATACGGAGACCCTTTCTTTACACACGTTGCCGCACCGATACAAAATTCTTGGTGGTTATATAAATCAGGGCAGATTGAAGAAGCAATGATTGAAATACAAGAATGTAAAGCAGATGATTGGCGTAAGGCTTGTTGGGAATGGTTGGGTAGAAAATCTAACTAAGGAAATATTTATGATTAAACAATGGTCGTACAGTAGATTAAGTTGTTTTGAAAAATGTCCTAAACAGGCTGAATTTAAATTTATTAAGAAAATAAAAGAGCCTCCTAGCCCAGCAATGGACAGAGGCAAAAATATCCACAAACTTTGCGAAGAATTTATACGGGGTCAAATAGAAGAAATCCCTGCACAATTACAGGATTTTGAAGACGCTTTTATCCTATTAAAAGAAATGTATCTACACGGTCATGTAATATGCGAAAGTGATTGGGCTATCACTAAAGATTGGGAGAAAACAGGTTGGTTTGAAGATGATACATGGGGGAGAGCTAAAGTAGATGCCTTTGTATATGAAGAAGGCGTAAGTAAGGAAGCCCGCGTCATAGATTTTAAGACAGGTAGGTACGACGGTAATCAAGAAGTACATAGAGAACAATGCGAGCTTTATGGAGCTATTGCTCTTAAACGCTACCCAGAATTAGAACAGATTACTACAGAGATGTGGTACTTAGACCACGGTAAGATAGACCGTTATATCTACACCCCGGAAAGTATTAAAGCTAGACAAGAAAGAATTAATCTTAGAGCAATAGCGATGACTACTGCAGAAGAATTTCCGGCTAACCCGTCTAAGTTTAAATGTAAATGGTGTTATTTTGGCAAACAAAATATGTGCCGAGAAGCAGAAATTTAAAGAAATGTCTCAAGATGTTTTTGAATTTATGCTCCCCGAAAAAAATTGGGAAGCCCCCTTCACTTTCCCCGATCTGACGGGTCAAAAAGAAATCGCTATCGACCTTGAGACTAAGGATCCTTGGCTCAAGACTCATGGTCCAGGCTGGGCATTTAAAGACAGAGGGGAAATTATAGGTGTCGCTATAGCAACCGAAGATTGGAAAGGCTATTACCCTATCGCTCACCATAATGGCGCTAATTTAGATAAGGGCGTAGTTTTTAGATGGCTCCAAAAACAATTAGACGCACCTAACGATAAAATTTTCCATAACGCTCAGTACGATGTCGGATGGCTATTAAATGAAGGGTGTAAAATTAACGGTAACATACATGACACCATGATTGCCGCGCCACTACTCAATGAAAATGAATACAGCTACTCGCTCAATAGTCTAGGTAAACAGTATTTAAATGAAGAAAAAGATGAAACTCTTCTCAAAGAAGTAGCCACCCTATACGGTCTAGACCCCAAGGCCGACATGTGGAGATTATCTCCTGAGTATGTAGGACCATATGCAGAACAAGATGCTGATTTGACTTATAGACTTTGGCAAATTCTAAAGGAAGGTATTTCAAAAGAAGATATAACCGACATTTATAATCTAGAAAATTCTCTTATTCCTGTACTCATAAAAATGCGGAGCAAGGGAGTTTTAATAGACGTGGACAGGGCGCAACAAGTCAAGAAAAAACTTCATGCAGAAGAAAGAAAAATCTTAAAAGAAGTGAAAAGATGGTACGGCATTGAGCCAGATCTTTGGGCGGCACAGTCTTTGTCACAAGTTTTTGATAGAGCCGGTTTAGATTATCCAAGAACCCCTAAGACTAAGGCTCCTAGTTTTGTGGCAGACTGGTTAGAAAGCCATGACCATAAACTGCCTCTAGCTATAGCAAAAGCCAGAAAATTCAACAAGGCTCGTACTACCTTTGTCGATAAAATGATACTAGAACATTTAGTAGACGGCAGAATACATGGAGAATTGCATCCTTTAAGATCAGATAACGGAGGCACAGTAACTGGAAGATTTAGTTGCAGTAACCCAAACTTACAACAAGTACCAGCGCGAGACCCGGTAATTGGTGCATTAATTAGAAGTCTCTTTATACCAGAAGAAGGTCATCATTGGGGCTGTTTTGATTATTCCCAGCAAGAGCCTCGTCTAACTGTGCACTACGCCGTACTCACACAACAAGAAGGCGCAGAAGAAGCCGCGATAGAGTATAGAGATGACGACGCAGATTTCCACCAAATCGTAGCTGATATGGCCAATATCAGTCGTAAGGAAGCTAAGACAATTAATCTAGGACTTAGCTACGGTATGGGTAAAGAAAAACTTACCCAGCAGCTAGGGATTAGTACAGAAGAGGCTGAACTGCTTTTTGAACAATATCATAAAAGAGTTCCCTTTATCCGTGGTCTAAGAGATTCTGCCTCTCGTCTGGGGGCTAATAGAGGTTTTGTTAAAACAATTTTAGGTCGTAAGTGTAGGTTTAATTTATACGAACCGTTCGACCGTAGAGAAATACCCTACCCTCTTGAAAGAGCCATGGAAGAATATGGCGGTCGGCTAAAACGAGCTTATACCTATAAAGCAATGAATAGATTAATACAAGGCTCAGCGGCAGACATGACTAAGAAAGCTATGCTAGAACTACATAGTGAAGGCATGAATGCCCATACACAAGTTCATGATGAATTGAATATCTCTATTAAAGACAAGAAAGAATGCGAAAAAGTGATTGAAATAATGAGAGATTGCGTAAAGCTAAAAGTTCCCAATAAAGTAGACGCCGAAATAGGTCCAAATTGGGGGAAAGTTATATCGCACATGGAGTATTTTAATGAGAATCACTGAGCTCAAAAAGGTGTACTTTAAAATATACATGACATACACCAATAGCTATGCCACACTTGAAGAAGTAGGTAGAAAGTACAATATCTCTAAGCAGCGGGTTTGGCAGATTGTGAGATACAGTAAGTTAGGAAACGGTGACTATTACAAAGGACTAAAATCCTACAATGAAACACGTAAAAGCTATGAAAAAGAATATAGGGAGGCTGACATTAAAACGATAAACGCCCTCATGAGGGATTGGCTAAAACTTAAAAACATAAGGTTGATAAAAACAAAATAATGGGAAAAATGAATTTAAGAAGTAAAGGGGCTGCGTTTGAAAGAGAAGTAGCAAAACACATCAATAATTTCTTTGAAGAAATCGACTTTGACTACAAGGTCAAAAGAAACCTAGAGCAATACCAAGAAAAAGATCTAGGTGATTTAGAAATACCCCATCACAGCATAGAATGTAAACGCTATGCTAAAGGAAATTGGTATAAGGAAGATTGGTGGCAACAAGTGTGTGAATCTTCTGGCCCAAATAAGATTCCTGTCTTAATATGGAAGTATAATCGCCAACCAATCAGGGTTTGTATGCCTTTGTGGGCTATAGACTATAACGACACCCGAACAGACTTGAGTTATTGTAAGGGAGATAACACTATAACCATGGTTATGACTCTAGATAATTGGTTACATCATGTGCTTGCCTATAATCTTTAAGATTATCCTATACGTTGTTATAGTTAGTTACTTATAATAAATAGGTACTTATAAAAGAAAGGAGAAAAACTATGGCACATGCTGTAGAAACAATGGCTTATGCTGGGGAAGTTCCTTGGCATGGGTTGGGTGTACAGGTTAAAGATAACCTTACACCACAAGAAATGCTGGTTGCTGCTGAACTTGATTGGACAGTGAGTAAAAGGCATTTATTTACACACGCCGAACCGGACATAGATGACTCTGATGACCTCATAGGTGTAGAAGGGTATTCTGTATTAGTCCGCGACAGCGATAACAAAACCTTTGGTCCATGTGGCCCAAGGTTTATACCTAGCCAAAACGCCGACGCCTTTGGATTCTTTAAGAAGTTTACCGAAGCAGGACACATGAAAATGGAGACTGCGGGATCCTTAAAAGGTGGAGAACAGGTCTGGGGACTAGCCAACATCAGTGAGGATTTTACACTCCCTGGAGATGACCGAGTCCTCGGTTATTTATTAGTGAGTATATCGCATATGTGGGGTAAGTCCAACGAGATTAGGTTTACGCCTATTCGTGTGGTTTGTAACAATACCTTGACTATGGCTCTGTCTAATAAGTCATCTGGTGGATTTAGAATGCCGCATGTACGGGCGCTAGACACTGAGGTATATATGGCTGCTGAAGAAGCTCTCGGGTTGGCTAGTGATAGAATGAGCGAGTTTAAAGAAGCCGCTGAGTTTTTGAGCTCGAAGAAGTTTGACAAAACTTCTGTCGTCACTTATATAGCTGACCTATTTCAACCTGAACTATTAGTAGCGCAGGAAGAAATAGAAAAGATGAGCGATACGCGAATGATAGCCACTCGTCAGTCAATGGTAGATGAGTTTAAGCGTATACCTAGTATGGTCCATCAAGCGGTAGAAGAGCAACCCGGAGCGAACCTTAAATCGTCTAAAGGTACGTGGTGGGGAGCTATGAATGCTGTTACCTTTGTGGTTGATCATAAGTGGGGTCATGACCGGGACGCATCGTTACACAATGCGTGGTTCGGGGGTCGTGCTTCACTTAAGAAAAAGGCAATGACTCAAGCTATTGAATACGCAAAAGCAGCATAAAATAGATTAGTAGTAGGTCAGTTAGAGTGCGCAACCACCGCTCTAACTGACCGAACCTAAATAAAGGAGAAAAAAGAATGAGTTACGAGTTTATTACTTTTGTGAACAATACTCCTGACGGCATAGACTGGAGAAGAATAGTAATTACTTCAGAATTTGAAATTAAGGATCTAAAGGGCGGGTCTGCCCACATGGGAAATCCAAAAGAGTATGCCTGTCCTCATTGGCTTTCTCTTAAAAAGGCTACGGAAATTTGGAAGTTACATACAGGTAAAACAAAAGAATTTAAAACCAAAGAAGAAGCTAGATCGATTTTTTGGGAGTACTTTAGAAAAAAGGCAGTAAAACCTACTCGTAAGGATTATTCTTCATATAGCCTTGGTGAACCTTCTGTAAAAGTATCCAAGCCACAAAAAGTATCCAAGCCACGAAATAAAATGCATCTCAATGGAACTGAAAAGATAGGCTACACAGGAAAGCAACCTAGATCGAAAAAGAATCTTAATAGATTGCGAAAATTCTACACTGGAAATCTATCAGTCTCTACAATCTGCCAAGACCCCCAGATTTCAATGGCAGATATTAAATACGATATACGTCAAGGGTATGCTAAAATTGTGGGCTAATTACAGCCCTTCTTAGCATACTTCTTATAACCCGGTAGCCTAGTATCAAGTTACTAAGAAAAATTAGTGGACCTTAAATGGAAACTCCTCCAACGCCACCCTATCTAGTTAAAAACTTTCTATTAACTATAAAAGCGGAGTGGATGCTAAATAAAATGACTCTAGAATTTACGAAAGATGCTATGGAGAGTCTACAAGAATTTCAGGTAAGTATGGGTCAAGCAGACATAAAGAATCACCTTCAGGACTATGTCACTAACCACGGTCATGATATATATTCTGTCCCTTTATTTACTGATGAGTTTTGCACTACTATGTTAGATGAAATAGAAAACATGAAGGCTCACTTTGGTTTCAATCCCAACGAAAACGAAGATCAGTTAAGACAGATACCTGAAATAATATTGCACGAAAAATGCCCCGAACTATTCAACTCAATGCTTGGGGTAGTTCTTAATGTCATGAACCCTATCTTTATGTCCGTGTGGCAAAGATATTCTCATGCTGCTAGCACTATACAAATTGCGAACTATAACATAAGGGATAAGAAACAAGGTGCCTGGCACCACGACCAAACCGCAGATATAAGTATGGTTGTTCCTTTAAATACAGGTAGTTACGAAGGTGGAGGAACTGAGTTTCATGGTCGTACGATTGTGGAACCGCTACCGAATGGTCATGCTTTATTTTTCCCGAGCTTTACGCACATGCACCGTGGCCTACCGGTGAAGGGAAATAAAGACCGATACTTGTTAGTATTTTGGTTGTATGGAGGATCAGCTGAAAATTAACAAAATAACCATCTTCCTTTACTCTAAGGTAAAGGTATAATACCCTAGCTATACCTAAATAAAGTAATAGCTGGAGAAAAAAATGGCTCAATTAAAAGTGGACAAACATATCCCCATACCCAAGAAAGGAAAAAGAGCGTTTTGGTCAAAGTTTGCAGAGGTGGTCCTCTCTATGGAGGTGGGGGATTCTGTTTTGACGGCTAATAAACATGACGCCGCAGCTTTGCGTAATTGTATTACGCGTCACCTCGGGAAAAAGTCCCTTCAAAGACAAGAAGGTCGCCAAGGAGAAGGGGGTATTAGAGTGTGGGTTTCTGATGAGAATGTTTAAATCCAGGAGTTAAAGTAATGAAAGTATCTTCAATTGAAGAAGGGTATCCTATTCCCCCTTCTGTTCCTCGCAATAATAAATACAACTTACATTTAATGGAAGTTGGTCAGTGTTTTACTGTAGAAGAATGGGACTCTACAGGTATACAGCGTATAAGAGTTGCGGTTAGTAACTACGCTAAAAGGAATAACAAGAAATTTGTCACTCGTAAGATAATAGAAGAAAACGGAGACTGGAAACTTCGAGTTTGGAGGAAGGCGTGAGTAAGAAAAAACTCACCCCCAAGCAAGAAAAGTTTGCTCAGAATGTAGCCAAAGGTATGAGAAAAGTAGATGCAGCAAAAGCTGCCGGGTACAGTAAGAAAAATGCTGCGCGTGCTGGAACCGTTCTCACTGGCAAAACTAACCCAAACGTACAGAATCGTATTCAAGAATTACAAACTCGTGCCGCCGATAAAGTAAACCTCACTCTAGGCACTCATCTAGTAGACCTAAAAGACATACGAGATGGGGCTGTGCGTAATGGGGCTTGGTCGGCGGCGGTAAGTGCAGAAGTTGCACGTGGAAAAGCTGCAGGACTCTATGTGAATCGTAGTGAATTGACCGTGAACCGTGTTGACACTATGTCCAAGGATGAAGTTCTCACAAGGATGAAGGAACTTTACTACGAAACAGGAGGTATCCTACCTGCAGGAAAAATTATAGAGGGAGAATATGAAGAACATTGAATTCAAATACAATAATAACCACACCTACAAAATAAATTTTCTTGTATGGTATGAGTTAAATTCCAAAGAAAAACAAGCATTCGGAGAAGAACCCTACTCCAAAGAAGAAGCCAGAAAAGTATTTGACGATATATACGAACCTAAGTTGGCTCATACAATCAGGCTGAATAAACAAGGAATATTAGAGGATGTTTTGATTGAGGAGTAAAGAAGAACCGCAAGAGTCCTAGCGATTGAAAACCATCAAAGGTAAAGTTAAGCCCCTAGTAAATAAGGTTTAGGAGAAAACTATGCCAAATCACTGTTTTAATCAAATAATTATTGAATCTTCGTTAGACGATGTGGAAAATATTCTAGATTTTCTTCGTAACGAAAATACAAATACTATGTTTGATTTCAATAAGTTAGTACCCATGCCCCAACCATTAGAGGATTTACAGTACGTGGAAATAGAAGGAGAGCGTTGCTACTACTCTCTTGAAAAGTGGGGTAAAGAATTAAACGGAGCCGAGAACCATATTCTTTCATTCCCTGGTCGGGAGTGGCTGATGAAGAATAAGACTGACTCTTTCACTATCCTACGTTTAGAAAGAGAATACGGTACGGCCAGCTGGTATGAGTGGTGTTGTGCTCATTGGGGGACTAAATGGAATGCTTATGATGTAGAGTATAAAATTGGACCTCTCCCCGGCCCCACTACTATAAAAAACGGTAAGCAACTTACCTATAACCTCAAGACCGCTTGGTCAGAGCCTAGACCTATCATTCGTGCGTTGATGGGTCATTTATCTGGTCCTGGGTTTCATCGTGAGTTAGAAATGCGGTGGCGCTTTCACGAAGAAGCAGATAACTTTAGTGGTGAGCTAAGTTTAGACAACTATGAGGAGACCGAGGATCCCCCTATAATTCACTAGGATTACCTAGAATAATTGGATCAATTATTTACTTTACTTTACCCGCACGTTATTATTAACTGGTACGGTTAAGTAATTATCGAAGATAAGAAAGGAGAAAAGGTATGGCAAAAGCAAATAAAGTGAGGAGTATAGGCTCCTCTAAAAAGGCTAAGAGCACTGTTAGCAAAAAGGAATCCGCAAAACAGGCTCCTTCGGCTAAACGCCCTTTGGCAAAAATTGCTAAAGAAGCAGCCGAGAAAGTCGTAAGTGCTCGGGGTTTGGATCTTGACGCTATTTTAAAGAATAATGCAGATAAAATAGCTCGAGCAACCCATAACCAAGAGCGGCATGAAGACATGGATGGGCTAACCGTGAGAGATGCGCTGGCTTCCCGTAGGGTGGATGCTCGCGATATTCGCTACGATCTCGCGAAGGGCTTTATGACTTTAACGTCATAATTTTGGGGGGTGTGGTCAGT